TCTAAAAAAATATTACAAGACACAGAAGATCATATCTTTGAAAGAGATATACCAGAGACAGAAGACTTTGCAGCAGGTGGAATAGCAAGAGCAGCTTATGCAGGTGGTGGTATGGGACGTAGAGGATTTTTAAAAATGCTAGCTGGCGCTGGTGCAGGAATCGGTGCACTTAAAACAGGTATACTTGGACTTGGTGGTAAACAAGCTGGTAAAAAAACTGTAGAAGAAGTTGTCAAACAAACTTCAACAGGTACGCCTCCTCCGTACTTTTTTAAACTAGCAGAAAAAATTAAAAACTTAGGAGATGATTTAACAGCTACTACAGATAGAACTATTTCTAAATCTTTAAAATCTAAAGATGGTACAGCAGATTATATATTAGAAGAAGACATGGTATCAGGAGACACAATTATTAAAAAAATTAATAAAGAAGGCGATGAGATGGTTACTGACGTGGAGATTATGGAACTTAGAAAAGGTGAAGTTGTAATGGGAAGAGATGGTAAACCTGTTAGAGTTCCTGACGAGTATGAAGAAGTCACAGAAGCTAACATGAGAATTGAAGGAGATACATTTAATGATCCCTATTATACAGACGGAATTAAAGTTGATGAGATTATGAAAGAAGTTGGTGAGCAAGCTCCATCAATTAAAAAAGCATCAGGTGGTATTGCTCGAATGTTAGGAGAGTAAATGGATCCTTTTGATCTTATAGGACAAAGACTAGAGAACTTTTCATCTATCTACGATGACGATGGCCCAAGCTCCACGGTCCAAGAATCACGACCTATGTTCAATGATGGCGGTATGTTAGTCAAACCCAATGCCGACGGATCACGGCCGGGGTATGGTGGTACAAAAGTAGATAACAATATTCAGTTACGAAATAATGGTAATGCTTTTGATGTTGAAATTCAAAGAGGTCCAGAAGTTTTTCGTAAGTCTTTTAATATAAAAAATTATAAAAATAAATCCGAAGCTTTAAATGCAGCTAAAAAATATAGAGATCAAAAATTAAAAATACCATTTAAAACAGGTATTAAAGAACCAAAATATGGTTCTGCATTAGATAGAAAAGAATATATGAAAGTTTATAATGAAACTACTAGACCATTAACTGATGCTGGTAAACTTGCAAAAGAAAGAGATTTAAAATTAAAAAATTTTATAGGTAAAAAGAAAAAAATTAAATCATCTGTTTTACGAGATTTTATTTTAAATGATATTGGTTATGAAAACTATGACGCTACTAAAATTAAAAAGAAATTTCCTAATTTAGTAATAGAAAAAGATATTAAAACAGGTTCTGAATACAAACCTTTAACTAAAGAAGAAATAATAAAAGTAAAAGACAATTTTGATTTACCTGAAGGGGAAAAATGGGATTTTAAAAAATACAAAAGTGGATTATCTGGTGAAAAATACCCTAATCTTGTTAATCAAATAAGAAACAGAGTAGCTGATCCTAACAAATATAAAATTGCAGCAAATTTTTCTAATCCTCAAGGTTGGATGATGATGTCTATGAACAGGGTGTATGAAAACGAAAAGAAAAATAAAGTTAAACCTAAAGATTTAACCTATCAACCAAAATTTAATAACAGAGGTATGATAGTAGGTTTTACTGACAACACTGCAACAGGACAAGGTAGAACTTTTTATGGTTTAAAAAAGAACATGCGTGAGGATGGTACAGAGTGGAGAGCGCATGGAGATTTTAATAAAGTTGGTAAATTTATAAATATAGCAAATGGGGCAAAAGAAGAACCAGGTAAACTTCTTACTAAAATATTAAATGATAAAGGTATTACTAAATTAATGGGAGAAACATCTACTCTTACATTAAATGATGTTTTAAGTCATGAAAGATTTTACAATAAACTTAGTGAAACAAAACCATCAGAGTTAATTAGAAGACAAATTGTTTTACACCACAGAGGTGGAGTAGGTGCGGGTGCAGACATTGCACGTGCAGCAGCCACAAAAGATATACAGTTACTAACTGCAGCAAATAACTCAAGAGCTAATGCTCTTGAACAAATTGTAAGAGGTACAAATAAAAATCCAGCAAGAAAATTAAACGCTGATGAAATTTTAGAATTAAAAAATATAGGAGCTAGGATTACAGACTTTGATGGTAAAGTTGTTGGTGGTGGCTACACAGATCCTACAAAACAATTTGCAGCAATTGAAAAAGACGCATTAAAATATGCTAAAAGTGATCAGTTTAATGTTAAAACAGTTGCTAGTTATTTAGAAAGATTAGGTTGTGGTAAAGCAGCAGGTGGTAGAATTTTAATGAGTAATGGTGGTGCAACATTAACTAAGTGTGCAATAAAAGGACAACAAAAATTAAACTTAGGTTTAACAAATGGTTTTGATAAAACAGAAGGAGAGCTAGCAAAAAAAATATTACAAGCAGGTAGAGGAATGGGTAGTATGTTTGCATTAAGAAATATATTAGGTCCAGCAGCAGTTGGTTTTACTGTAGCTGCAGAAGCAGGATTAGTTGGTTATGATATGTTATCAACAGGTAAATCATTTAAAGAAGCAGTGGGAAGTAGTTTATTTAATTATGCACTAGGGGATAAAACTCAAATAGATAATAAAAAATTAAGATACCAAGGTTATGCAGATGCTGGAGTAAATGCAAATCAAATAGGTAAAATATCTGCTTATGAAAATGCAATTGATGAAATGAATAATACATTTGCAGAATTTGATAAAGAAAACCAACTTTATAATATTGCTGCAAACCAAAAAGGTAGAGGTAGAATGGATCCAAGAAGATATGAAAAAATAAAACAACAACAAGTAGAAAATTTTTATAATCAAGCAGATAAAAATAAAGCATTAATTCAAGATCTAGCAAGAACACAAACAGAAAGTAGATTAAATAAAGCTCTTGATCCAATAGTGCCAGCTCTAATGTCTGATGCAGACGCAAAAAGAAAAGCAATGCAAATGACAAAACCATCAACTGTTGCTTTTGGAAATATCATGGACACAATATTTCCTAAAGCAGGTTACAGAGAAGATAGAGAAAAAGCTATAAACTATATGCCAGCTGTGCAAGAGTATTATAGAGGTAATCAGTTTGCAGGGGGTGGTATAGCAGGGTTATCTGGTGGTGATCCAAAAGGTGCAATGACAAGATCCATGAACCCTGATTCACAAGGGTTGCAAGGTCTATTTAATCGTGCTAAAAAGATATAGGAGAAATAAATGGCAGATATAGATAAAGGACTTCCTAACACTAGGACTAAGATTGATATCCCTTCAGAAGAAGAGATGGCAGAAGAAGTTAGTGTTCAAGAAGAAGACGTTAATAAAGGACCTGTAGAAATTATCCAAGAAGAAGATGGCGGAGCTACGTTAGACTTTGATCCCGGCGCAGTTAATATTTCTGGAACAGAATCACACTTTGATAACTTAGCTGATATTTTACCTGATGATATTTTAGAACCTGTTGGAAACGAAATGGTTCAAAATTTTATGGACTACAAATCATCTAGAAAAGAATGGGAACAGTCTTATAGAACAGGACTAGATCTTCTAGGTTTTAAATACGAAAACAGAACTGAACCTTTTCAAGGAGCTTCAGGTGCAACACACCCAGTATTAGCAGAAGCCGTAACTCAGTTTCAAGCTCAAGCTTACAAAGAATTATTACCAAGTGATGGACCAGTAAGAACACAAGTTATTGGTAAAAAAAGTCCTCAAGTAGAACAGCAGGCACAGCGTGTCAAAGATTACATGAACTATTTAATTATGGATCAGATCAAAGAATATGAATCAGAATTTGATTCTATGTTGTTTCATTTACCATTAGCAGGTTCTACATTTAAAAAAATTTACTACGATGTACCACTTGGAAGAGCGGTATCAAAGTTTGTACCAGCGGATGAATTAGTTGTCCCGTATACAGCTACCTCATTAGATGATGCGGAGGCAGTTATTCATACCGTAAAAATTTCAGAAAACGAATTAAGAAAACAACAAGTATCTGGATTCTATAGAGATGTAGAACTAGGTCCTCCAGGAACTCCTTTAAATAATGATTTAGAAAAAAAAGAACGTGAACTAGAAGGAACTAAGAAGACAGGAAAGAATGAACCTATTTATACTTTGTTAGAGTGTCATGTTAATTTAGATTTAGAGGGTTTTGAAGACATTGGTGAAGACAAAGAGCCAACTGGAATTAAACTACCTTACATTGTAACTGTTGATGAAGGAAGCAGAGAAGTTTTAGCTATTAGAAGAAACTATGCTCCAGAAGATATAAAGAAAAACAAAATTCAATATTTTGTTCACTTCAAATTTTTGCCAGGTCTAGGTTTTTATGGTTTCGGTCTAATCCACATGATAGGTGGACTGTCTCGTACTGCAACAGCTGCACTAAGACAATTATTAGATGCTGGAACTTTAGCTAACTTACCTGCTGGATTTAAACAGCGTGGTGTTAGAGTTAGAGATGAGGCATCACCAATACAACCAGGTGAATTTAAAGATGTAGATGCACCCGGTGGTAATTTAAGAGATGCATTCTTTCCATTACCTTACAAAGAACCAAGTCCAACACTTCTACAGTTATTGGGAGTAGTTGTACAAGCTGGTCAAAGATTCGCGGCTATTGCTGATATGCAAGTAGGCGATGGAAACCAAGGCGCTGCAGTAGGAACTACTGTTGCATTACTTGAAAGAGGATCACGTGTAATGTCTGCAATACACAAAAGATGTTATGCAGCAATGAAGAATGAATTTAAATTATTAGGGAAAATAGTTGCTCAATATTTACCACCAGAATATCCTTATGATGTTATAGGCGGTGAAAGAAATATTAAACAAACTGACTTTGATGATAGAGTAGATGTGGTTCCTGTAGCTGATCCTAATATATTTTCAATGTCACAAAGAATTACACTTGCACAAACACAATTACAAATTGCAACAAGCAATCCACAACTTCACAACATGTATCAAATCTATAGAAACATGTATAATGCAATTGGTGTAAAAGATGTAGATGCAGTTTTACCTCCACCACCTGCAGAAGCACCTAAAGATCCTTCTTTAGAACACATTGATGCAATGGGCGGAAAACCTTTTAAAGCTTTTCCTGGTCAAGATCACAGAGCACACATCACAGCGCACTTAAATTTTATGTCTGTTAACATGGTAAGAAATAATCCACCTGTCATGGCTGCAATTCAAAAAAATATATTAGAGCACATTTCAATTATGGCTCAAGAACAGGTTCAAATGGAATTTAGAGAACAGCTTGCACAAATACAACAGATGCAACAGATGGCAGCAACCAATCCACAAGTACAAGAACAAGTTCAAATGTTAAATAATGAAGTAGAAGGAAGAAAAGCAGTGTTGATTGCTGAAATGACAGAAGAATTTATGAAAGAAGAGAACCAAATTACTTCTCAATTTGACAATGACCCATTATTAAAACTAAAATCACGTGAAGTTGATCTAAGAGCAATGGAAAATGACAGAAAAAGAGAAGCTGATGAAACAAAAGCTAACTTTGATAGAGCAAAATTAATGCAAGCAAGAGATTTAGCAGAAGATAAGATGGATCAAAACGAAGAATTAGCAGAATTAAGAGCTAATACTAGTTTAGCTAAAGCTGGCGCTAAAGAAATGTCTGTTCTTGACAATTAATAGTGATATATTAAGTTAACAAAGGTAAAAAACTATGATGAACTATAAAAAAGCAAAACAAATGGCAGTTCCAAGTCAAAATGTAGAAATAGATCCTAGATCTAAGACTACTGCTGACGGTTCTTTCAATTATCTTCCAACAGGAGATAAAGAAAAGGTTAGAGGAACTAAAAGAATGTTAGCTGAAAAGAAAAAAACAGCTACTTGGTACTAATATGTGGTTATCGGCAATTAAATTAGCCGTCTCTGCTGGTAGTAAAATTTATGCTAACAAGCAGAAGACTAAAATAGCTATGTCGGACGCACAATTGATGCATGCATCAAGAATGGCCGAAGGAAAAGAAGCTTACCAAGGTAAACTTCTTGAAGCTAGACAATCGGACTGGAAGGACGAGGCAGTTTTGATAATTTTAAGTTTGCCAATAGCAATTTTGGCGTGGGCAGTTGTAAGTGAGGACCCAACAGCGATGGACAAAGTAAAACTGTTCTTTGACATGTTCTCGCAGCTCCCTTCATGGTTCACAAATCTTTGGATCCTTGTCGTGGCAAGTATTTATGGTATAAAGGGTACACAAATTTTTAAAAACGGAGGAAAAAAATAATGGCTGTAGGATTTTTTGGTAAATTACTTTTTAAAAAAGGTGCAAGTAAAGTTTCACCAACTATTAGTTCGGTTAAAACAAATGTTCCTAAAACAAAATTAGAGAAAGCTACAAGCAAATTAAATGTTGCTAAGCACAAAATTAAAATGTCTAAAGCAAAATTAGATCAAACTATGTTTAATATAGATCAAGCTGCTAAAAAAGCAAAAGAAACAGCAAAACATAAAAGAAACGAAAAAATAGTTAAAAAATTTATAGGAGAGAAATAATGAGAAAAAAAATGATGGGTGGCGGAATGTCAAATAGAATGATGTATAAAGATGGTAAAAACGTTAAAGGTAAATATCCTTCAAAAGGTATGAATACACTAGCTTCAAAAAACCCAGATGTTGCTAAAAAAATAATGGGTTATAAAGAAGGTGGAGCAACAAGAAAAGAATTTGGTAAAGGCGGTGGAGCTGATACACATAAAACTAAAGACGGACGAACGGCTAAAAAAGGTTTGTATTATTATATGAACAGAGCCAAAAAAAGAGGTACTAGTAAGCCGGGCAAAGGTTCTGTAACTGACAAAGCTTTAAAAGCATCAGCTAAAACAGCTAAGAAAACAACTAAGAAAGCATAATGCGTAGTAGGGAAAACCCTATAAGAAAAACCACTACTAAAGGTGGTAACTACAGA